CCAGCTCGCGCGGCACAAAGACTGAGCCACGCACAAAGAGCTAGGCGGAATTGACCACGAATGGTCATGATCCGAAACTCAACGTGCCGCGCGCCCAGTCCGCCAGCGAGTTGCGCCATTCGTCGGCATATTTCTGGCCCTCATACCCCGGCATATCCGGCACGCCCTCGGTGAAATGCGCGATCGTCGCGCTCACCTCGGGGTCTGAATGCCCAACAAGGTAATTCCACACCGGCTCCAACTCGCCGATGTCGCAGTCCGCCAGCCAGAACAGGCGATGCAGATCACGTCCCGGCGTGTTGTTCAGAACGTCCAGCGTGAGCGCCTTGTTGGCCGGATGGTCGCAGTTGAAAGCGATCACGCTCGACCAGTTCTTCCGACCATAAGAGGTCTGGACCTGGCCGTCCATCTTGACGCCATCCGCTGGCCGATGGTCATGCCAGACGCAATAGACCGCCTTGGAATTGTCCAACTGCTCGAACAGCCGCGCCACGTTGCCGCGAAACAGCACATCACCATCGGTAAACAGCGCCCATCCGGTCTTCGCCAGCATCGGCACGAAGAACCGCGCATTGGCGTGCTGGGTGCTCATCGGAGCATCGCTTACCACATCCCACATCACGGGCTTGTCGGCGGCGCTGGGGCGATATTCGAGCGGCCGGGTATACAACCCCGCCTTCTGCAAATCCTCCAGCAGCAGGCCGTGGATGGGAATGGGGCGGGTCAGATGATGGCGGCAGCTCGAGCGGGCGACCGCGAACGCCGAGGCCTCGCGAGGATCCCAGCCGATCCAAATGGATTCCCGACGAGGCAGCATGCTTGGATTCAGGCCTTCGGTCCCATCTTCGGAGCCGACTTCGGCGTGACCTTCTTGCTCGATGCCATCGGCTTGATCTTGGTGGATTTCTTGATCGGTGTGGTGGAGGGCTTATGCGAGCCGAGCTTGTTCATTGCCATGTGAGTGTCCTTAGTTGAGCGCGGGCTTTTGTGCCGGCGGCTTGGGTGGCGGATTTGGAACGCCAGGTTTCGGCGTGACAACAAGCGGCTGTCCGGTTACCGGATCGATCATCTTCTCCGGCTGCAGCGTGTCGTTGGACTGCTGCTCGGCCAGAAGCTGCTCTTCCTCGTCGGGGTCGAAGTCGTCCGACAGCACACCGCGGCGCTTGAACTCTTCCTGCACCGTCTTTTTCGACAGGATGCCTTGGCCCTCGGCCTTGAGCAGCGCGTCTAGCTCGGTCCCCGCCTCCTGATCCACGCCAAAATCGGTATGCACATTGACCAGCGGCTCGTCCTTCTGGTTGAGCCAGAGCGCGGTGAACTTCCATGCCTGCTGCAGGGCATCTTTCAACCCCAGCGCCCATGCCTGCACCGCGTTGTGCGCTTTCGCGGCGACGTTGGCGGTGGTGACGACCGTCAAATTGGCATCGGTCAACGGCTGCATGCCCAAATCCTTCATGGACTTGCGCAGCGCCTCGAGGTCGTTCTTGAGAAAGTTCAGGGATTCGGCGGAGGGCTCGATAAAGGCCCATGCGCCCGGGCGGCCTTCCATGCTTGGCGGGGCAAACAGCACCTTATGCGGGCCGATAGTGATGCCGCCGCCGTCTGCCGGAGGATTCACCCCGTTGCCGGTCAACATCGGGAACGCGGTTAATTCCTTGATGGTCTTTAAGTTGGATTCCTGCTGGAATTCCTCGATCTGCATATAGGCGAGATCGCGGAGCGGCGGATCAATCCTCCAAGTGGTGCCATGACGGCGGCCGGTGCGGAACGGCACCAGCGGGATAAACCCTATGGTGACGGTGCCGCTATCGATCATCACCCAGGTTTCGGTCGATGTGGTCTTGCCCTGTGCGTCGACCGACTGGATCATCTGGGCTTCCCAGACTTCCCAGGTCGGATCGGCGTAACCAACCGTTAGCCCGTCCTCATTGAACAGCGGCTCGCGGTTGAAGATGCGCACCCGCTCGACAAGCTGCTCGACATAATCGACGCGCTGAACGGTCGGCTCATAAATCCGGGCGTGGACGAAGATTTCATTGCCGTTCAGGAAGTCGGAATAGACCGCCAGCATCCGCTCGGCATGGATGCGGACCCAATACGGCCGCGCGCCGATGCCGGCCTCATCGGCCAGGGTCGAACCCGGGGGCACCTTGGTGTAATCCACCAGAATCCAGTCAAAGCCCTTGTCGAGCCCAGCCTTGAAGGTCTCGGAGGCAAAGACGTGGAGGTTGTTGCCCTGCCCGTCGATGTTCTCGGCGAGCTTCTTGTATTGGTCCGGGGTTTCCTCGGCCAGTTCCAGCGTCTTGGAGAACGGCTTGGACGCCAGATTGCGGGAAATGTCGGAATAGATATTGGTGACCGGGGCATTGCGGCGGCGGCGCTGGTAATCCTCGGTGGTCTCGTTCTCGAACTTGGGCAGATATTCGAACGCGCCGACCTGAACGTCGCGGTTGAGGTTGGACAGCACGGAGGGCGGCGTTGGGGGCCCGGCAATCCCCATGGTCACGGCCATGCCGACCGGCTGGCGCAGCTTCTCGGCCCCGCCCAAGATGGCCTCCACCATCTGCCAGTAGCGCATCATCGAGGTGTAGTCGGATGACGGGGTTTTCGGCGAGACTTGATCCTGTGCCGCCATTTACCGTCCGCCCGATCGTGAATAGGTGCCCATTGCGGCCGGAACCGGCGCGTTGATCATCAGCGCGGTGAAGGCCCAGACCATTGCGTCAATTCGATCAGGTGACGGCATGTCGCCAAGTGGCTCCCATGTGCACATCTGATCTTCCAACTCCTTGAATTCGCCAATGTGGCCGATGCGGCCCTGTTCATAGAGTGCAGCGATGGGCTCGGCCCGCGCGTTCTTGCCTTGCCTTGCGTGAACAATGGTGACCGGCGCCAATTTGCGCTCGGTGTGGATGGTATGGCGGACCATCTCGCCGCCCTGGTTGCCCTCGGCGATGATGCGGTCGGCGTTCAATAAATCGAATTGCTGGATCGCCCGGCGCGCCCAGCCATCGGGGGAAAATTTCCCCGAGGAGTCCGCCAGCACATAGCCTCGGCCATCTTCCCCAAGCCCTGCGGCAATGATGCCGGTGAGGTTGGATTCCGCCTTGGCGGTGATGGCGGGATCAATCGCGATAACAATCCGCTTCATGGGCGGGGCTTTGGTGAGGGGTTGGCCGTCAGACCCGCGTCGGGCCCGCTCGATCATCTCCCGGTTCCAGAGCGCGCCCTCGGATTCCTCGAGGATCTCGGCGTTGAGTTCCTGCCGGCCGAGCCGCGTCCCTTCGTACTTCTCGCGAAGTTGGGCGAGCGCCGAGGGGGCGAGGTTCTGGGCGTTGTCGAAGGTCGAGCCCCGGGTGACGATGGTGCGCGGGTTACGGTAGAGTGCCCTGACCAGCGCCGTTGGCTTGGGCGTCGTAGTCACCACAACCCTTGGCGATTCCCCGAGCCGAAGCCCGAACAGCAATTGATCCCAGGTTTCCGGGTAGCGCCACGAGGCCAGCTCATCCGCCCATGCCCGGTGATGCTGCGGCCCGCGCAACCGATCCGGCTCCTCAGCCCCGAATAGCTTGAACCTCGAGCTATTGGTCAGGACCAATTCGCCCAGTGATCGATTCCACGCCTCGACGCACTGCCGCGGGATGACCCCGCGCAGTCCGCTCTCTCCCTCGATGCAGGTGTCCCGCGCGTCCGAATAGGTGGGCGCGATAACCGCTATACGTGACCCTGGGTGACTTAAACCGTACCAGGCCGCGTCTTCGGCCCCGGTTCTGGTCTTCCCCCATCCACGGCCAGCCAGAATGAGCCATGTGGCCCAGTCGCCATCAGGGGTTAGCTGGGCCGGTCTTGCGTTGGTTATCCAGTTCGCCCTCGCCGCCAGCGCCGCCCGACTTGGTTCGGGCAAGACTTTCCAGTGCGCCGACAACCGCGCCGAATCCAGCATCAGACTCACTTTTGACGTGAACCGGGTTTTCCGCGTCGCCGGTTAATTGGGTGGGCAATACCCTGCCGAGCAGGGACATGAACGGGCCGGGGTTTTCATTAGCCTGCCGGTGCAGATAGGCGACCGCTCCGCCCTCACCGCCCGCCAGTTCCGCAGCCTCCAGGATCATGTCCTTGAGCAGCGCCGTGGTCTTGTTCGGCGTGCCCTTCTTACGGCCTCCGGTCTTGGGGATGCCCTTGGGGCGTCCAGCCATTTCTGTTTGTTCCTAATTTAGATTTATCCGGGTAATATCACCCGAAGTAATCCGACAGATCGGCGACGCCATAGAGCGCACTACCAACCCCCAGTTCAGCCGCGCTTTCCTGTTCCGGCTTGCACCCGATCGCCTCGGCTTTCTCCGCCTCCACCCGCTTTAGCTCTGCTGCGATTTGGGCGAAATCGTTGACGAGGCTGATCATGCAGGGTCTTTGTCCGGGGCGTGGTAATGGTTGGTGTCGACGGGGACCAGATCATCAATCCCGCCGGGCCATGACGGGAAGCACTGGTTCATGACCTCAATGGCCATGTCATCGATCGTCTGGCGCTTGGGATTGGGCCGCGGCACGAACTGGATGATTTGAGCACTCAAGGAAATCACCCTTTCTGCCAACACATTCAATTAGTTGAGCCCGATATTGGCCTGAGAGGAAATCGGTCCAAATCTGGACATTGTCCAAATACTGCTCTGACTGACCAGTTGCGAACCTGGCCTCTATTGGCGATGGGCCCTCGCCCCGTGTGCTATCCACGTACACAGTCAGATTGGTATCGGGCGGCACTCGCAGGTCGAGGCTCGGTGCACGTAAACGGCACAGCATGCGGGGATGTAGCCCTACGGTTTGCTGAGTGCCGCCCGAACTTTGAATAGCTGCTGGCTGGGCTAACCACTTCCCAGCCAGTTGGGTGCTGCCACCCGTAAACTCTAAGACGCCACCTTTTCATCCCGCCATGCATTGAGCTTGCGAAGCCGGGCGTTCCTCCGCTCCAGGAACTTCGCGAACGTCTCTGCATCCTCTTGCGTCTGGATCAGATCGCGGGATTTTTCGGTTCTAAATGATGGGGTGAACTTGATGGCTTGGCTTGTGTCACAATTCTTGAGCCAGCCAGAACGTTGTACATCAAGAGGCTGTTCTTGTCTCACCCATCGAGCATCAGGTTCCCGCAAGAGGGTACGAACATTGTTCAGATTGTCCGTTATTTGCTCCACAATGGCCGTAAGGCGTCGATAAGCGGTGGGGCGTGCCCATCCGATCTTCACGCAACTGGCGCCGAAGTCCCAACCGTTCGCCCGGCAGAATGCCCATTTCCAAAGGACTTTCGTCATCGTGAGTGTCAGCGGTCGGCGCTCGTCAACGAAGGCTGCGGTCCAACTGAGACATTCTTGATGCCTTGAAATAGCTCCAGCCTTTGCCGTGCCGCGCCCCTGCCAAACCTCAAGCTGATCTTCTTCGGCCTTCTTGTCCCATCCTGCGCGGTCTTCCGCATCGTAAATTGTCATGGGCCAATATCCCCTCGCTGTCGGCAAGCGGTCGGCTGGCAGAAACCTCTCCGTGTGAGCGGCTTCGACGTAGCGGGCGCGGGTTATCTCGGGCGTCCACATTAGGCTTCTCCTCGCTTGAACATTTCAACCCGACCAAGGCTACTCGCCCTGATCGCAGCCGGGGACCAGTATTCTTCCAGCTTGGCTGCCTGCCACAACACCACGTTGATAAGCTCTTCCCTCGTCATTTCAGAGATTTGCTTGTCCATCCAGAATGCCTTGGCGGGATCACGTTCGATCATGGTTTGGGACTCCTTGGGTGAAGCGGATTTCGGTCAAGAGTGCGAACTAGTCTCGCGAAGCTTCTCGGCAATTAGCCGCCAGTCCGCATCTTCGAAGTCATCCCAGCGCGGTGGCACAGTAGGGTCGCAAAGCTGCCTCTCGATGGTTTGCGCAAGCGATAATGAGGTGGAGTCGTCCCGCGTGATGCCATCCACAAAATCAGCAACTTGGCTGCGAGCGGCATGCAGCAGGTTAACCGCCTCGGTCAGGCGCGAATCGGCGGCCATTGCCTCGACAACCTGAACGGCATCGAAGATGGCCTTTTCTGCGGAACACCATTTCTGCATTTGAGCCCGGCGCGGAATTGGCCGGTTCATCGGCAGGGATGGATCGGAACTGTCTTTTTCAAGATATGGGATGGCCATCTATCGCGCTCCATTCGAGATCGGGGGCGGTATCTCGCCCCTGTCAATTAATTTTTGAACAGCCAAATCAAGCGCGGCAATCTGCTTCTCTCGTCGCGCTGCCCATTTCGCGTCAGCTTCAGGGTCGTCAAGTGGGCTCTTACTCATTGACCCAGCCCGCGCATTCAACATCCGTTGGTACCAATCTCGCCGCGCACATTCGAGCGCTTGCTTCAAGACTTTCTTGTCGGCCTTGGTTAAATTCAAAGAAGCCTCCTCTGCGGTTCCTCGGCAAACATACCCCGTAAATGTTCGTAAAGCATCGTCGCTATCGCCTGCCTTGGCTGCGCTGCCTTCCTGTTCGCCTTCGCCTTCTCATGCATTTCGGCTAGGTCGATCTTGTCCATGGCGTCGAGCCATCCCCCGCTGAACCATGTGGGATGGGCGAGCAGCAAATCGGAAACCGCCCATATCACCGGGGCCACCAATTGCCGCTTGTTGTTGGTGGTCTCGACAATGGAGATCAGCACGGAGCGCAGATGTTCCGCGCCGTAATCGTTCAATATCCGCGCCAGCGTGTTCACGGCGCATGTTTCCATGACGTCGCGCTGCTTGGTGACGGGGATCACCACCACGCCCAACTCTTCGCAGATGCTGGCGAGGGCTGGGGTCAATTACTCCTCGACGATCTTGAGATTAAGTTCCTTCAAACAATCGCGCACATAGGCTATTTCGTTGCTCCGCAACACGCCCTCTCTCACGAGGCGCAAAATGAAGTCGCCATGCACGTCTTTCGGCTCATCGAGTTTGAGCATTCCGAGCGCCTCAAACATCTCAATCCAGTTTTCTGCCCGGCGCTCGCCGAACATGTGCATTCTGGTGTGCGAAAACTTTTCGATCGCCTCATCTCTCGTCATCGTACCGCTCCTATCTTGCTTCTGAAAATTTCATGATCCGGCCTTCAAACGTCATCCGGCACTGCTGGAACGCCTTGCGCCGCCGATGCTTCAGCGTGATGGCCTCCGCCACGCCGCGCCATTTGTGGATTTCCTGCTCCCAGTTCGCCTTGGCTTCCTCGCCGCCGCGGTGATCGGGCCGGTTCATCTGTAGGAAGTTGGCGCGCTGCCACAGCCCTATGATCCAATCGGCGTCGCGTTCGATGGACGGGATGTCAGCGTCCAGCACATGCGGTGTAGGATCATCCCTGCGCTGGGCCGAGCGCGTGCGCTGGGCGAGGCAAATGCCGGGGATGCCGAGACCCTTGGTCATTTGCTTTAAGTCGCGGGTGACTTCCTTATAGGCTTCGAAGCGGTCCCGGTACTTGCCCTCGGGCTTGAGCTTGTCGAGCTGGTCGATGATGACGAGACCAAGGCCGGACGAGCGTTGCAGCGAGAGACATTGGGCCCTGACCTGCCTTACCGTCGCCTCTTCCATGTCGAGGACGTAAAAAGGGACATCGGCGAGCAATCTTTCTGCTTGAACCAGTTGCTCCCATTGAAATGCGTCGAAAGCGCCCTCATTGATTTCTGCGACGCTCATGCCGGACAGCTTTGCCAACTCGCGGGCGCCCATCTGCTCCGGCGCCATCTCCATCTGGACGTAGAGAACGGGCCGCTTTTGTGCCGCGTTCATCCCGATCTGGGCGGCGAGCGCGGATTTTCCGTCCGCCTGACTGGCGATGATGAACCCGAGGTCGCCGGGCAGAATCAGACCAAGGATTTCATCAAGGCTCGAGACACCAGATGATATGCCGTCCGTCACTTCTCCCATCTGCGCGCTGTTGGCTTGGCGCGTGACGAGCGTTGCGATCTCGCCGATCGCCTTCGGCTTGGTGGTCGAAGCCACTGACATGATGGCGTTGAGCCGTAGTCCGGTTTCTGCGGCGAGGTCTTCGGCCTGCTTATCCGGATTGCGCGCCTCCTTCTTCATCCAGTCGGCGAGTGCGTCAAACTTCTTCCTTGCCGACCGCTCAGCCAGGAACGGCGCGTAGTCGGTCGAACTCCCCGCCTCTGCCGCGCTTTCCTTCAGCGCCATCAAGACCGCGATGGTAGGCCCGGCGTCGGGATATTCCTCTGGCAGATTGGTTTGCAGCGCGGTGATGGTCACTTGCCGGCCGCGCTCGGACAAATCCCGGATGGCCGTGAAGATGTCGCGGTGGTGCGCGATCTGGAATTGATCCGCCGTCACGATATCATTGCACTGCCAAAACTCGTGCGGCGAGCGGAGCAGGCAGCCGATGAAAGCTTTTTCATTCGCCGTACTGTCGTGGATCATGCAACTTCCTGGGCGTGGCTTCGCCACACGTCGAGGTAATCCCTGCCCACCGCAGGTTCGGACGCGATGGTTACAGCAACGCCTTCACTAACAAGCCTGTCGCGCATTGCATGCGCGGCCTTGCGCCCGGCAGGAATGGCGGGAACGTATTCTTCACCATGCTTTTTGATCGGCCTATCGGAGTCCGGATAGATCGTGATGCGGTCGACCCCAAGCGGGGCCTCAAATCCGATCAGGCCAGCGGTGCTCAGGCACGACCAGACCGGATATTTGAACCCGATCAGTGCCCATGCCCCCAGCGCAGTACGGACACCCTCGGCACAACCAATGCGCTCGCCCATGCCACCGATACGGACAGCGCCGCCAGCTACGGGGCCCAATCCCAGCTTCTGGAATTCCACATCCGCTTTGCGGCCGTCCTCTCGGATAAACTCGCGCCAGATCCCGGTCATCTGGCCGGAGACGTCATCCACGCGCGCGACCAGCGCCGGCATCTTGCGCTTACCGGGATAATTTAACGCTGGATGAAACATCAGGCATTCCGGCCAGCCATCCGGCGGCGTCGGCAAATGGAATAGGTGCAGATACTTTTCCGCCAACGTACCTGCGACCGGCACACACTCGCTGACGATCTTGGCGCAGAATTCCAGCGTGTCCTGGTTCTGTATGGTTTCCTGCGCCTCACGGGCGCGCTGGGCGTCTTCTGCGGCGATCCTGCGGCGGTTGCGCTCCGCGCGTTCTGCCTCGCTCAGGGGACGCGCTGGGCCGCTGGGGCACGGCTCTCCGGTGATGGCCTCAACAGCCTCTTTGAATGATAGCCCAGCGACATGCTGGACCAGCCCGATGGCATCGGCGCCGCCGCCATATCCCCGGCAGTGCCACTTGCCCTTGCTGGGGTTGATCGAAAAACGATCCCGGCCGCCGCATGCCACGCATGGGCCTATCCATTCCCTGCCGGCCCGCTTCAGCTTGGCGCCATGGCGGATGGCCTCTTGCAGCAGATCGGCGTCTTGGGCCTTGGCTTTCCAATCGTCAAAGGCGGTCGTCATCGTTCACGCCCCGTTCGCGAGGGAAAGAAATTGCCCTTTTTCGGAAAGAACTTTCCGTTCCCGAAACGTCTGGAGAACGATCATGCCGCCCCCGCAAACATATCGATCTTGCTCAGCTCGCCATTGAGCGCCCACGCCACGCCCAATGCCTCCGCCGCGTCCTTTGATTTCAGGTTCGGGCAAATCCGCTTGGCGAGCGCCAGCGTCTCTTCCTTGGTGGCGCGGCCGTTGCCGGTGAAGGCTTTGCGCCAGGAGCTTTGATGCAGCTCGCGGCATGGGATGTTCAGGCTTTCGCAAATCTCGACCGCGTGCGCGCGCAAGCCATAGAGCCGCAGATAGGTTTTCATGGTGACGGGGTTGTGGGTCTGGCCGGGGCGTGCATTGGG